TAATTCCAACGCCGATCAAGTCTTTAACACGGCCTTGACTTGGGCAATGGTCTACAATTCCGCGTTCATCAAGCTGGTGGTTTCCAATAACGCCATCCACCCCTACTACATTGACCCCAGTTCTTTTGGCGTTCTGAGGGAGGACATTCCTTACCTGGATCGCCAGGAAGCGTTTGTTCAAAGCTACTACATAACCAAATCCGACCTGTTTGCTCGGCTTTACAAACATCCCAAGCGCGAAAGCATTGTTGAGCGAGTGACAACCTCTCAGCATGTTGAGGCTTATTCGCCCAACGGCGTAGACCGGATTATTTTGAGCCAAGTCGATCCGACCATGTACGGCAACGTCAATCTCAATCTCTACGGCCAAAACCGGATGAAACCGGAAGTCGAAGAAGACACGATTGAAATGATTGAGCTGTACGTCTGGAACGATGAGACCAAAGATTACCAGATCGTAACGCGCGCCGACCCAGATGTGATCATCTACGACCGCGAGAACGAAAAGCTCTTCCTGAAAGGAGAGAGCCCGTTCATTCAGATCGCACCAAACCCCATGCCGGATTACTATTGGGGCCAGTCCGAGGTTTCCCGCCTGATGTTCCTTCAGGACATGCGTAACAAGCGCATGAACGAAATTCTGGACCTGCTGTCCAAGCAAGTGAACCCGCCAACTGCCCTCACAGGGTTTACCGGCATCTTGGACGAGAAGAACTTCGCCTTAAACCGCGCTGGCGGCCTTCTGGCAAGTGATATGCCCAATACTAAGATCGAGCGGCTGGCGCCTGACCTTCCTGAAAGTCTCTATGAGCAAATCAGGGAAATCGACGCCATGTTTGCCGAAGCTTCCGGCATTTCCGAGGTTCTGTCGGGCCGTGGTGAACAGGGTGTTCGTTCTGCCGGTCACGCTTCTCAGCTTGCCCGTCTTGGTTCGTCTCGCGCTAAAAAGCGGGCGCTCATTGTTGAGAACTCGCTGGAAAAGCTGGCGACACTCTACATGAAGCTAATGCAAGCTTACGACGCAACCCATCTCACTGATATTGAAGGGAAAAAGTTCATTGCTGAACAATTTACCCGTCAGTACGTCGTCAAGGTGGACGCGCATTCGAACAGCCCCATCTTCATGGAAGATATGCGCTCTCTTGCGTTCAATCTGTTTAAGGCTCAGGCTATTGACAAGGAGTCTTTGATTGATATGCTCGATCCACCGATGAAACAGATGCTCAAAGAGAAACTGAAGAAGGCGGAACAAATGAAGGCTATGCAGCCTCCTCCGCCCGAACAGGGGAAAAAGTCTGGTGGCTAGTCAAGGTCAAGTCACAACTGGGGACCAGCCGCGCGCTACGGGGCGCGATGTTTCCATGACTCAAAAGCCTGCCTCTATGCAATATCGGGTCTCTAATGTTAGAAATATGGTGGGCCGTCAGCCGACGCGCCCCGATAGGTCTATGAGGAGATCGTGATGTACAAGTCTGTTAAGCGGTCCCGTAGGGGCCGGAAGTAACCAGTTTCGGGGACGCCCACACCAACATTAGGAGGCGCGAATGCGTCGCAAGGGTCGTAAGTCCAAGCGCTAACGGGTTCCCGCAGTAGCGGGCGCTCGTTACTCATCCTTCCCCCCCCCTCTAGATATGGAGGCGCACATGCGTCGCAAGGGTCGTAAGGCTCGTCGCTAACTAACATACGGGTTAGTCCCGTATAGCGACCAAAGAGCGTTCCGAGGAGGGGCGGAACTAAAACAAACCCCTCCCTTGACATTTGTTTAAGTTTCACAGCAGATGTCTGTGAATAGAGGTGAACCACATGGCCGATCAGGATATTATGGCTCTGATGCAAAGCCAGCAGGACGGCGCTCCGCCTCCTGGGGCTGGTCCCGCTATGACGCCTCCTCCCATGCCTTCCCCGATGTCAACGCCCGAACCTAAGTCGGGACAACGGGAAGCGGCAATGATCAATGTGGGCATGGCCCTTGATCTAATTGAACAATCTCTTCCCGCTATTGGTTCTGAGACCCCCGAGGGTCAGAGCCTGATGGCTGCTCTTTCCAAGCTCTCTTCCGTTCTTGGCCCCAAGAAGGCAAAGACCAACGAGCTTCAGAGCGCTGAAATCCTACAGCTACTTCAGAATTTGCCCCAGGCGGGCGGTGGTTCCCCGGTATCGCGAGCGATTTCTGGTGGCCCGCCGAACCTTGGCCTCATGGGTCCGCAGCCACCCGCAATGCCTCCCGGCGGAGCCCCGGCAGGTGGACCCCCCGCAATGCCACCGGGTATGCCACCTGGCGGCGCACCGTCACCGATGTAAGGAGAATACAATGGACGTGTTCAAGCCTCGCGGCGCTTCCAAGCCCCGCAATCCCACTACCGATCAGCAGCAGAACGGCACAATTACCAATACGCCGCGTTATGCGCATTTGGGCGGACTGTCTGGCGCTTCCAAGACTGGAAGCAAGAACCAGTACGGCATTAAGCCGCCGGGTGACGGCAAAAAAGTCATCTAATACTAAAGGGGACGTAAATGGCATCGCTTGAAGACCTGACACCTGAAGCGCGAGATGAACTTGCAGCGCTTGCTCGCGAACTGGCTGATAACCCGGCCACTCGCGAGACATTTCTTCGTTTGACCAAGACCGCGCGTCCTAACATGCCAATCGGTGAGATTGACCTTAAGGATGACATGTCGTCTCGGTTTGAAGTTGCTCAGACCCGCATGGAACAGCTTGAAGGAAAGCTCCGTGAGAGGGATGCAATGGAAGAATTGGAGCGTCGTCGCAACAGGCTTGTTCGCGGCAAGGGCGTCAAGGAAGAAGACATTGCGGAGATTGAGAAGATCATGCTGGAAAAAGGCATTACCTCTCATGAGTCTGCCGCAGACTACTACAACTGGATGCGCCAGGCGGCAACGCCTACGCCCCAAAAGTTGTTCAGCCGGAATGTGATTGACGACGCCGCCGCAAGCACCCTGAAAAGGTTCATGGGCGGAAATCATGTGAGGGCTGCGCGTGAAGTCGCGGCAGAAGCGTTTAACGAAATCCGCAAAAGTCCAAGGCCAATTGGTCTTTGAGGGTGTGATGGGGACGAGTGTCACTTTAGAAATGATGAGGTAAACTATGGCAATCGGTGGCGGCATTCTCCCCACTACGGGTAGTAACCAGTTCACAGAACTGACTTACGTTACCCGTCGCGCGTTCATCCCCAAGATGGTCGTGCAAATCTACAACTCAACACCGCTCATGGCGGCGCTCATTGCTAATAGCCAGACGGCTACGGGCGGTGTGTCCTCCGTGACCGTTCCTGTTCAGGGTGCTCAGTTTGTTAACGCTCAGTGGTCGGACTACAGCGGCTCGTTTGCTCAGCCGTCCGTTCAGCAGGGCGCGTACAACGCTGAGTTTACGCTCAAGCTGATGATTGCGCCCGTGCCGTTCCTCGGCATGGAAGGTGCGGTTCAGCAGGACCACGCCATCATCCCGCTCATTGAGGCTCGCATGAACGATGCGACCAACGTGATGATGGATGCGATGGCGACGGCCCTCTACACCAACACCACCAACACTCAGCAGTTCACCGGCCTCCCGGCTGCGGTGGATGACGGTACTGGTACTGCCACCTACGGCAATATCACCCGCTCTTCGACCACAAACCCCTGGTGGCGTTCGAAGGTTTACGCTGCTGGTTCGGTTAACCCGACCCGTCAGAACGTCCTTCAGTACATTTCCGGCACGGTCAAGTACGGCGCAGAAGTGCCCACGTTTGGCATCTGCGGCTTTGGCACCTGGACCCTTCTTGCTCAGGACTATGTTGGTCAGGAACAGTACGTCATCACTCCCGGTTCGGGTTTTGATGGCGACTCAAACGGCCCGCAGGCCGGTTTCCGCGCCCTCATGGTTGCTGGCGTTCCGATCTATCCCGACCCGTATTGCCCCGAGGGTACGCTGTACCTTCTCAACACCAACTATCTCTCGCTCTACATCCATGAGCAGGGCCAGTTTGTGTTCACGGGCTTCGAAAGCACTCTGCCCAATTGGCAGATTGGCTACGTCGGCGCGGTCATCAACATTGCAGAACTTGTAAACACGAAGCCTAAGTCGATGACTAAGGTGACTGGTTACAATTCTCTTAGCCTCTGAGGAGAATGACCAATGTCTCTTGCTCTTAACAAGATCGTTCTTGCGAACGCAGTTGCCAACACCGCTGGCGCTTACTTTGAGCCCGTCGTTGTTTCCAACGTTGGCGCGGGTAACGCGACTGCAATGATCAGCTCGCAGTACATCCCGGCTGGGCTTTACGTCCTTCCTTCCACGGCTAACGTGGTCATTGAGTTCAACTACTACACTGGTAGTGCGAACGCTTGGACCACGCTTGTGGCGGCGAACACGGTTGCCCCGGTTCTGGTTTCGGACGGCTACAGCGTTCGCGCTAACGCCTCTACCGGCACCCAGACGGTCACGCTGTACACGGTCAATGGCGGTCAGGCGGCCACGGGCACCTACAACGCAACGTGAGGTGACACATGGCTAATCCTGATTCGGTAGCTCAAAATACCCAAGACAGCTTTGGCAATTATCGCATTGCACAAGGCCGCAATGTTTCGTTGGCTACTACAGCTAACGGCGTAATTGCCATGCCTCTTCTTAGCGGTGGTATGGGCGGTTCGGGTGGCTACATCCTTCGTCGTATTGTGGTGTCAAACGCCTACAATACGGCTGGCGGTGCAGTTCCCAACGCCGCAACCGCTAACATCACCATTGGAACGTCTAATGACGGCGCTAACTTGGTGACTGGTACGGTGACGCTCACCAACCTGACAAACAACACCAGCTACGTTGATATGACGCCTGGTTCTGGGTTGAATGCAAACACTGCCGCCATTGTGTTCAATGCCAACGCGCTCTTTGTGAACGTGACGGCAAACGTGGCGAACGTAGCTTGCCAGGTCAATGTGTACGGCGACGTAGTGAGCTTCTAATGGAAAATGTGTGGGTCGTAAACAAAAGTGATGATGAGCTAACAACCCAATGGCATGGGAAGCATTACACCTTCCCCCGGTCTAAACCGGTAGAAATTCCATATGATGTTGCTGAGAACATTTTTGGATACCGCCTAGACAACAAGTTTGAGTTTGTAGTTCGGTTTGGCTGGACAAAAGACTCGAATGATTTGCTGCGCGCTTATGAGCGACTTTCGAAGTTCGAAATCACTGAGCAGCGGCCAAAGGACTATCGCGCAACGTCCCCAGCGGTAGGCCAATTCCCCGCTCCGGTTCTTGACAAACTGGAGCGGGGAAAAGGGACGCAGGCAGCCGCATGATGTGGGGCGTAAATGACGACGCTACAAAGCTACATCACAACAACCCGCCGGTTGCTGCATGACGCTAATGCTAATTTTTGGACTGACCAAGAGCTAACGGATTATATCAACGACGCCCGTAACAGGCTTGTTCGCGATACTGGCGTTAACCGCCTCATCCAAAACAGCACGGTTGTCCAGGGACAAGAGGTGTACACCTTTTCGTCTTTGCCGCAAGGCTCGCTCACGCTCGACATCGTGAACTTCAATTTGTACTGGGGCAACTCGCGCGTCCCGTTGCGGTATCAGCCTTGGACCCAGTTCAACAGCCAATTGCGTTATTGGCAGAACTATATTGGCCGCCCAATCTGCTATTCGATTTACGGCAGCCAGAGCTTCTATGTTGGGCCTGTTCCTGATCAAACATATCAAATTGAGTTGGACACAATCGTTCAGCCGATTGATTTGGTTGCTCTGAGCGACCCTGAAACCATCCCGTTGCCTTATACGCAGCCTGTGCCCTATTACGCGGCTGGCACGGCCAAATATAAAGAACAGAGTTATGGCGAAGCGGAAATCTTCAAACAGGAATACCTGAAGAAGGTTCAGAACGCTTTGGCAACTTCATTCCAGCGCCGGATACCTGACGTTTACAACCAGGTGTACTAAGATGGCAGCATCACCTGAACAAAAAAAGAACTATCAGGTTACCAAAGCCTTCAAAGGCATGAACACGCGTCCGAACAGGACTGCGTTAGAAAATGAAGAATTTGCTTGGCTTGAAAACGTTCAGCCAATTGGGTTTGGCAACATTAAAGCGGTTGGAACGTCTTCAACAATCCAAGCGAGCGGTTCAAACTTGGCCTGGTCTAGTACCGTCGCGTCTCTCTACAGCGTTAACATCAACAACGTTGATTACCTAGTAGCGTTTGAAACCAACGGCGGGGCCGAATACCTAAACCTAGCGACTAACACGGTTAGTACATTGGCTCCTTCGGGAACGTTCAGCGTGTCTGGCGTTCGCATGAAGCAATGGAAAAACGAGCGCGCAATCATCGCTGACCCTTCTAAAGGGTTTTTCACTTGGGATACTTCTAACCTCATTTCAGTTGGTTCTATTGGTGCTGTTGGCATCACCAACACGGGTTCGGGTTACGTGACACCGCCGACAGTGACAGTTAGCGCCCCAAATCAAACCAATGGTGTTCAAGCAACTGTGGTCGCATCGATCTCAAATGCGGCCAGCACCATAGTCAACGTTACCATTACAAGCGGCGGAACTGGTTACACCTCGTTCCCAACCATTACTTTTTCGCAACCTGACAATCCATACGGCGTGGTTGCTCAAGGTACAGTGACGAGCATAACCAGTGGTGCTGTTTCGTCTATTCAAATCACCAACCCTGGTTACGGGTACAACACGGCTCCTACAATTACTTTTTCCAGTGGGGCCGCAGCGGCAACAGCAGTTGTTGGGTCTGGCTTGGTCACTAGCTTAGCAATAACAAACGCCGGTTCGGGGTACACGTCTGCTCCAACCTTAACGTTTACAGGCGGGGGCGGGTCTAACGCGGCTGCTGTGGCGGGGCCGTTAACTTTTGCCGTCGGAACTATTGGTGTCATTGTAAACACTGGCGGAACAGGATACGCGTCAGCCCCGTCGGTAATTTTTACGGGCGGAAGCCCTACAACGGCAGCTCAAGCAACAGCTATTGTTTTTGGCGGCATTGTTACCGGCATCGTTGTGACCAATCCTGGTGCTGGATATACCTCTGCCCCTGCGGTAAGTTTTAGCGGCGGATCGCCGACAACAGCAGCAACAGCAACAGCGCTCTTGACCAGCAATACTTTGACTGACGTTGCAAGCTTCCAAGGGCGTGTTTGGTTATCGCAAGGTCGTACCGTCTTTTATAGCGCTGCCGGGCAATACAATGATTTTGTTAGCGTCTCTGCTGGCAACATCTTAATTACAGACGACACGCTTCACAGCAACATTGCGGCTTTGATCTCGGCCAATAACTTTTTGTACGTGTTTGGCGACGACAGCATCAATGTGTTTTCAGA